CCTGGATCAAAATTAAAAACTGCAGTGACAGGGAAAGTTAAAAAAGGATCAAAAGCAGCTAAACGTAGAAAGTCATATTGTGCAAGATCACTCGGACAACTTAAACGATCTTCTGCTGAAACTAGAAATGATCCTAATTCTAGAATAAGACAAGCAAGAAGGAGATGGAAATGTTAAAGGAAAAACAACTAACGAAAAGACAAAAAGAAACTTTAAAAAAACACAGTAAGCATCATTCTTCAAAGCATATGACAAGTATGAAAAAAGACATGAAAAAAGGAATGTCATTTTCAAAAAGTCATAAAAAAGCTATGAAGAAAGTTGGTGCTTAGTATGATTGATAAATTTATATATAATTTTTTTGGTGGATTAGATACTATGTTTTCTAAATTAGAAACATATGCTATAAAAGTCACTGAATGGTGTTGGCATAAAAGAGTTAATTTATTACATAAAAGGAGAAAGAAATATGCAAAACGAAGAACTAATAATATTAAATAAACTACAAAAACATCTTAAAGAGTCTTATCAAGATATTGGTGATTCCATGATCTCAGGTGGTATTGACAATATGGAAAAATACAAGTATATGATGGGACAGGCACATGCCTATTTAAGAATATCACAGGAAATATCATCCCTGCTAAACCCTAAGAAGGAGAAAAAAAATGATGCTGAAAGACCAGAAAACGTCGTCGACTTCGGAAGTCCCAAAAACTAAATCCGCTTTATTAGATAAATACGATGACGAACATAAAAAAGAAGTAGACGGTTACGAACGTCTAAAGAAAAAAGAATCAAGTAAATTACCTGCACCTACTGGATGGAGACTATTAGTTTTACCATTTAAAATGCCTGAAAAAACTAAAGGTGGTTTAATACTAGGACAAGATACACTTGAGAGACAACAAGTAGGTTCTACTTGTGGTTTGGTTCTTGAGATGGGACCACATTGTTATGATAAAGAAAAATTTCCTGAAGGTGCTTGGTGTAAAAAAGGTGACTGGGTTATCTTTGCAAGATACGCTGGATCAAGAATACAGATAGACGGTGGGGAAGTAAGATTGCTAAATGATGATGAAGTTTTAGCAACCATCGATAAACCCGAAGATATACTTCATCAATATTAATCATAGTAACACTAGGAGGAAACTATGCCAGACTTAGAAAATAACAAAGTCGATATCGATACATCAGGGCCAGCAATGGACGTCGATATAGCTGAAGAAAAAGATTCAGCTGAAATTCAACAACCTGAAATAAAAGAAGAACCAACAGTAAGACCTGTTGAAGATGAAACAGTTCCTGAAGATAAGACTCATGAAAATGAACGTGAGATTAAATTAGAAGAAAATGTTTCTGAAGAAAAAAAAGAAGAATCAAAAAAAGATGAGCTTCAAGATTATTCAGATAGCGTTCAAAAAAGAATAGCTAAACTGACTAAAAAATGGAGAGAAGCAGAACGTCAGAAAGATGAAGCTTTAACTTATGCTAAATCAGTTTTAACTGAAAAACAAAAAGCAGAGCAGAAACTTTCTAAGATGGAACCAAGTTTATTAAAAACTACAGAAGATAGTATTAAATCTGGTTTAGAATCTGCAAAAGCAAAATTAGCTGCAGCAAGAGAAGCTGGAGATATTAATGCTGAAGTAGAAGCTCAATCTTTAATTTCTGAATACGCATATAAACAAGCAAGATTTGTTGAAGCAAAGGCTGAACAAGAATTGTATGCTCAGAAAAAAGAAACAGAAGTTCAACAACCTCAAGTTAATTTACAACAAAGACAGCAAGCAGCGACAGGTACACCTGATCCAAAAGCTGAACAATGGGCTCAAAAAAACTCATGGTTTGGTCAAGATTCAGCTATGACTTATACTGCTTTTGATCTTCATAAGAAATTAACAGAACAAGAGGGTTTTGATCCAAGTAGCGAAGAGTATTATTCTGAAATAGATAGAAGAATAAGACTTGAATTTCCGCAGAAATTTGCTACAACAGAAGCTAAGGAAACGACTAAGCCTGTACAGACAGTTGCATCTGCAAAAAGAAGTACAAAATCTGGTCGCAAAACTGTGAGGCTCACACCATCACAGGTAGCAATTGCTAAAAAATTAGGTGTGCCACTCGAAGAGTATGCGAAACAATTAAATATCACGAAGGAGGTATAAGCATATGGAAAATAATAACGATAAAAGAACCTCGCGTGCGAGTCAAACTAGAGAAAAAGAAGCTAAGAAAAAAGTTTGGACTCCACCATCAAGTTTAGATGCACCCCCTGCGCCAACAGGATTTATACACAGATGGATAAGAGTTGAATCTATGGGATTCCAAGACACTAAGAATGTTTCTGGAAGAATTAGATCAGGATATGAATTAGTAAGAGCTGATGAATATCCAGACTCAGATTATCCTCATGTAGATGATGGCAAATATAAGGGAGTGATCGGAGTTGGTGGCCTTGTGCTAGCAAGGGTACCGGAAGAGATTGCGCAACAACGTGCTGAGTATTATAGAAAACAAGCTCAAGACAACGTTGAAGCAGTGGATAACGATCTTATGAAGGAACAGCACCCAAGTATGCCGATCAATATTGATCGACAGACACGTGTAACTTTCGGTGGCTCGAAGAAGAGTTAATTTTTTAACAATTCCTAACCGCCGGATAAACTTAAATAAATGTCTATAAGGAGGACACAACTATGGCTAATCAAGATAGCGCATTCGGTCTAAGACCGAGTGGAAAAGTTGGTCAGAATAGAGACAACCAAGGTTTATCTGAATATAACATCGCTGCATCTGCAGCCGCAATTTATTTCAACGATCCCGTTGAAATGGCAAATACAGGGACAATTACTGTAGCTGCTGCGTCTGATGTTTTATTAGGATCACTTACTGGTGTTTTCTTTACTGATGCAACAACTGAAAAACCTACTTATGCGAATCATTTAAATGCAGGCAACACTGCAACAGATATTGTTGCTTTTGTATCTGATGATCCGTATCAAAGGTTTGAAGTACAAAGTGCTGGTACACCTGCGCAAACCAATATTGGTAATTGTGCAGATATTTCGTACACAGCCGGTACCTCTCCAAACTTTGTTTCAAAAACAGAAATTTCTGGAACAATGGCTGCGGGAGCTGCTCAACTAAAAATAATCGGCGTTTCAAAAGATCCGGATAATAATGAATTAGGTTCAGCTAATACGAATTTAATTGTTACTATTAACGAACACTTCTTGAAACAGACCGCAGGCATATAAGGAGATAAAATATGGCTATATCACGAGGACAACTAGTTAAAGAACTAGAGCCAGGTTTGAATGCTTTATTCGGCCTGGAATATAAACGTTATGAGAATCAGCATGCTGAAATCTATACGACGGAATCTTCAGACAGAGCGTTTGAAGAAGAAGTTATGTTATCAGGTTTTGCAAATGCTTCAGTTAAAGCTGAGGGTTCTGGCGTAAGTTTCGACAATGCACAAGAAACTTTCACAGCTAGATACACTCACGAGACTGTTGCATTAGCGTTCGCAATCACTGAAGAAGCGATTGAGGATAACCTATATGACAGACTTGCGTCTAGATATACTAAAGCACTTGCTAGATCTATGGCGAACACTAAACAAGTTAAGTCAGTGGTACCTTTAATTCAAGGTTTACCAACTAACAATAACTTCAATTCAGGTGACGGTGTTAGTTTATTTAACACAGCTCACCCTACAATTGCAGGGACTGTTGCTAATACTTTAGCAGTACAAGCTGACTTAAATGAAACATCATTAGAGCAATCTTTAATCGACATTGCTGCAATGACAGACGAAAGAGGTCTGAAAATTGCTGCAAGAGGTGTTAAAATGATTGTACCTAGTGAAAACCAGTTTAATGCTGAAAGACTTATGAAGTCTCAAGGTAGAACTGGAACTGCTGATAATGACATTAACGCTATTGCGTCAATGGGAATGGTTCCTCAAGGTTACAGAGTGAACAATTTCTTAACTGACCCAGATGCGTTTTACATCATTACTGACGTACCAAATGGTATGAAGTACTTTGACAGAGCGCCGATTAAAACGGCTATGGAAGGTGACTTTGATACTGGTAACGTAAGATACAAAGCTAGAGAAAGATACTCTTTTGGAGTTTCTGACTATAGAGGTATCTTCGGTGTTGAAGGTGTTTAATCACTAATTAAAATATTTGAGGCGGACATAGTTCCGCCTCATTTAGAAAGTAAGATAACAAATCCATGAAAAAATTTACAGTTACAATATTCGCTTACGATCATTACGCAAAATTTGAAGTATCATCTAATGATGATGCAGTTTCCCTTGAACAGGCCATAGTTGACAAACTAGGAGAAAATGTTATAAAATGGGAATATGTCGGAGAAAAGGTATATGCCTCTGACAAATATAGAATAACTTATGAGGAAGTTATATATGACGATGCAACCACACATCCAGGATCTTTACAACAAGAAAAAATCTCTGGATCTCAAATGGGAGCAAGAACATCTTAACGAGGGTAGATATACTCTTGATATGGTGAGGATAGACGACGAAGTAAAAAAGATTGTTTTACACATTAAGTCTGCAGAAGCAAAAGAAGCTCATTTGCAGAATAAAGTCGATGCTGTCGCTCCTACAGTTTCAGTAGCTACTTAATAAAAAGCTACATCGTTGGAAAAATCCACTCCACACTACAGGCTCTCTTGCACTCTACTAAAAAGTAGTGTATAAAATTATCACTATACATATATTAATTTTCTACATAGACGCAGTATAGTCGACGGCCTAGAGACTATGTGGAATTAACTAGGAGAACAATCATGGCTAATACAACCTTTTCAGGACCGGTCATTTCTAAAAATGGCTTTATAGGTTTTGGACCCGGTATGTCAAAAGCAATCAACTCAACTGGTTTAGGAGCAGCTGGTTTACCACTAACTGTAGCTGATCACGCGGGAAGATTGTTAATATCACAAGATGCAGATGGAATTTATGCGTTACCAAGCATTAACACTAATGCTAATGGTGCAACTGCAGGTGATACTGACTACAATAACTTAAACAACATTGGTGCTACTTTCACTTTTTACATTGATACAGTTGCAACTGATGTTCAAATCATAA